CGACTACGTGGACCGCCGGGCCCGGGGCTTCCTGATGACCGGTGCGAACCGGGACAACATGCTCAGCGAGTACATCTCCAGCGTGGAGAACGGCCGCTGGCGGGCTCCCCGGGTGCCGGTGTTCTACAAGAACCACCTCTACGCCTCGGTGGAGATGATCTACGCCCGGGGCAAGGAGTACCACCTGCCGGACGAGATCTGCTCGATGGCGCTGTGCTGGCGGCTGGTGAGCAAGCGGGCCATCCCGGCGCACCCGATCGTGGTGGCCGGCAACAACGACCCGACCTGGATGGAGCGGGAGATGGCCGAGAACGCCGACGCCAAGCGCAAGCCCGGGAACTGGACGGTAGGCGGGGTGGAGAACAAGTCGAACGAGGCAGCCCAGGAGTTCAACCTGATGGTGTGAGTGACAGCGACGGGATGATGAAGACATGGCTGACGTGAGACTGCCCCAGGGCGACATCTCCACCTGGGACGAGGACAACGCTGGGGATGAGGTCCCCAAGAACGTCGGCCCGATGACCGAGCTCGGTGTCACCGGGGTCAAGCGGGTCTCCGGGTACATCGATGAGGAGTTCCTGCCGGCGCTGCGCGGCCGCAAGGCGGTCCGGGTCTACCGGGAGATGGCGGCCAACGACTCGATGGTCGGCGCGATGCTGTTCAGCATCGACAAGCTGATCCGCGAGGTGGAGTGGAAGGTGCTGCCCGCCGACCAGTCCGAGGAGAACCTGCTGGCCCAGGAGTTCCTCGAGTCGAACATGGAGGACATGAACGAGCCCTGGGACGGGTTCATCGGCGAGGTGCTCTCCGAGCTCACCTACGGCTGGTCCTGGCACGAGATCGTCTACAAGCGCCGGCTGGGCCCCTGGCAGAAGGACCCGACCAAGCGCTCCAAGCACAGCGACGGGCTGATCGGCTGGCGGAAGATGCCGATCCGCGCCCAGGAGACCCTGATGCGCTGGTCCTTCGATGAGACCGGCGGGATCCGGGCGATGATCCAGATGGCCCCGCCCCGGTACCAGACCACGGTGATCCCGATCGAGAAGTCGATCCTGTTCCGGACCGCGATCGCCAAGGGCAACCCGGAGGGCCAGTCGCTGCTGCGCACCGCCTACCGGTCCTGGTACTTCAAGAAGCGCCTGGAGGAGTTCGAGGCGATCGGCGTGGAGCGGGACCTGGCCGGGATGCCGGTGGGCCGGGTGCCCGCCGACTACCTGACCGCGGCCAAGGGCACCCCGCAGGCGAAGACCGTGGACGCCTTCCGGAAGATGGTCCGTGGGGTGCGCCGGGACGAGAACGAGGGCCTGGTGCTGCCCACCCAGTACGACCCGGACACCAAGCAGCCGCTCTTCGACTTCGAGCTGATGAGCTCGGGAGGCACCCGGCAGTTCGACACCAACTCGATCATCCAGCGCTACGAGCAGCGGATCCTGATGAGCGTGCTGGCCGACTTCATCATGGTCGGGCACCAGGACACCGGCTCCTACTCGCTGCACACCGACAAGACCGGGATCTTCCGGGCCGCGCTGAACGCGATCACCAAGGGCATCGCGGACACCCTGAACCGGTACGCGGTGCCCCGGCTGTTCGCGGTGAACGGCTGGAAGCTCGATCAGCTGCCCCGGTTCGAGCCGACCAACGTGGACCCGCCGGCGCTGGACCAGCTGGCCGCGTTCATCTCGGCCACCGCTGGGGCCGGCATGCAGTGGTTCCCGGACCCGGAACTGGAGAAGTACGTCCGGGAGATCGCCCGGCTCCCGGAGATGACGGATGAGGACATCGACTACAAGCGGGCGATGCTCGAGCAGCAGCAGGCGATGGAGTTCGCCGGTGGCCAGATGGAGATGCTCGGGATGAAGCAGAAGGCGGAGATGACCGCCCAGGGCTTCTCCCCGGAGCAGGCCCAGATGCACTCCGAGCAGCCCACCGCCGAAATGCAGCAGCAGTACGCGGTGGACGGGGCGACCTCCGAGCAGGAGGCCGAGGCGGCCCGGCGGCTGCACCCGGTGGGTCAGGCCGACCAGGCGGACGCGCAGATGCAGATGCAGATCGAGCAGAGCCGGGAGGAGATGAAGAACGCTCCGCCGCCGGCAGACCCGAACGAGGACAAGCGGGCGCGCCGTGATCAGGTCAAGGCCGACCAGCAGGAGAAGTACGCTGCGACCGGACACAAGCGGGAGACCGAGAAGATGAAGCTCGCCGACCAGCTGGCCGAGCGCAAGCACAAGCGGGACATCGGGGTGCTGCGGGAGAAGAAGAAGCAGATCGGCCGGCCGGACCGGCGGCAGCCACCGCCGAAGAAGACTCCACCGAAGGGGAAGTGAGATGCCCTACGCGAGCAAGGCACAGCGGGGCTACCTGCACGCCCACCCGGAGATCACCGACAAGAAGGGCCACCCGGTTGCGGCTAAGTGGGACGCCGAGATCCACGCCGCCAAGAAGCGGAAGGTCCGCAAGAACCGGAGCGATGGCTGGCTGAAGCCGGTGGTGGCCGGCACCCTGGCCGGTGGGCTGGCCAACCAGTTCCCGCGGGTCCAGGACGTGGAGCGGTCGCGGAAGAAGAAGAGGAAGGGCGTGGCCAAGCGGCTGGACGCCCCGACCTGGCCGGACGACGGGTTCTTCAACGCCAAGGCGGCTCAGCAGGCCTACGACCTGGTGATGAAGATGGACCTGGACTCGGCTCAGATGTTCACCACGATGGTGGTCTCGAACGCGCTGGAGACCGACATCGAGGCCAACCGGCACACCCTGCAGAAGCACCTGGACGAGGTGATCGAGTACCGGCTGGCCGACCTGAAGCGGGCCACCATCCGGGTGGTGGGCAAGTCAGGAGCCTCGTCCGAGGGCGACTCGCAGGAGCAGATCGACTTCGCCACCGCGGTCGCCCGAGTGGAGGCGATCTGCAAGTCCGGCCCGGTCAGCAAGGTCCTGACCCCGCAGGACTACGGCTGGGTGTTCCGGGAGGACCAGATCCGCCGGGACCCGGGCAGTGGGCAGTTCCAGACCAAGGTCAAGCACACCCAGAAGCAGCCGATCCAGGACAAGGTGGCCAGCTCGATGGGGATCGTGCCGCACCCGGTGGGGCAGGGTCCGGACAAGAAGAACCGGTTCACCACGGCGCAGAAGGCTCAGTACCAGGACGAGTACCGACAGCTGGCCAACTTCCTGGGCTCGGTGGCTCAGTCCACCCCGAACTCCGGGGACACCAAGATCGACCTGCACTTCGAGGACAAGAACGGCAACCAGTGGATCGAGCCGGCCCGCAGCACCCGGCCCGAGGCGATGATGCTGGACCCCCGGGACCGGACCCTGCGCGGGATCACCGCCGCTCCGAGCAGCCTGAACGTGGGCGGGATGGCCTTCGGGCTGGCTGGTGCGCTGGGTGGTGGGATGTCCCCGCAGCGGGTCGCCCAGGTCAACGCCGGCGCGGCGGAGATGCCGACGTTCGCGCAGTCCTGGACCCAGCGGTACAGCGACACCGACACCAACGCCCGGCTCTACGGTCGGATGTCGGCCGGCGGGAAGTTCCTCGCCCAGGTCGCCCCGGCCGGCTCGAAGGCGAATCTGGCCGGGCACTTCGGCAACTTCGTGGGCGAGTACGGGCCGCAGGCCGAGGCAGTGATCGGGCCGACCGCGCGCAAGACCGCCTACCGGTACCGGGGCACCGAGAAGACCCCGGACCCGACGATGGTGCGCGACTACGAGGTCGCGGTGCGCAACGCGATGTCCCAGCGCGGCTTCGATGAGGACGCGACCAAGGCCACCAAGGTCGCCCAGAACCGGGCGGTCCGGGCCAAGATCAACCAGGTCGCGGAGGAGACCAACACCCCGGTCGATGCGGTCAAGCTCACCAACGAGCAGCGGGTCGAGGCGCTGAACTCGGCGAAGAGGACCGTCGCGGCAGCCGGTGCCAGCACCAGTCCGACCTGGGAGGAGCAGAGCGTCGCGTCCTCGGCGATCATGAACTACCTGCGCGCGATCCCCGAGAAGGGCGGCACGGCTCCGAGGAAGGGCCTGTACAACCTGCAGCTGGCGGCCGGGAACACCCCGCCGTCCGAGGGCGTGATCCTGGACCGGGACGGCCGGATCGTCACCCAGGCGGTCGGCTACGGCGACGACCACTACCTGCCGTTCAACCTGAAGAACCTCAAGGGTCTGAAGGGCGGCTCCTACATCCGGAACCGCTCGGTGGGCGGGCTGACCAGCGAGGACATCTACACCGGGCTGGTCACCGGGGCCCGGCGGGTCACCGTGGTCTCGAGGTCGGGCACCTTCACGATGGAGTTCGAGCCGGACTTCCGGGGTGGGCGTCGGCACAACGACAAGGCGAAGCGGATGACCCAGCGCTACGAGCAGCTGCTGGACGCCGTGCAGTCCGAGCAGGTGGAGCGTCAGGGCATCGATCCGGAGATGCGCGAGGTGATCACCCAGAAGGTCAAGGCGCGGGCTGCGCAGTTCCCCAATGCCTTCACCGGGAGGGAGATCCGGGAGGAGATCAAGAGGAAGGAAGAGGAGTACAAGGCCAGCCCGGACCTCGATGACA